TATCCCTAAAGATTTTAAATTTACTCAGTGTACAATTTTTAATGTACCTATTAAGACCTGGACTGTACAGGAATTAATAAGTGAAGGTTATGATATTGAAAAGATTATATGTTCTATAGTAGTAAACCTATCCTACAAAGGTTATAGATGGAAAAAAGGGTAATCTAACAACAAAATTACCCATTTCCAAATTAAATAAAAAGAAGTTTTCGAAATTTTGCGACTTTCCTTTTTTTGCGAATATTTATGAATGTACACAGGACGCAATCGCTGGTACAAATAAAACAAAATATTAACTAAAAAAACGCAAAAAAATGGTAACTAAGAAAGCAAAAACAACAGAAATTTGGAAAAGATTTAATAAAACTTCACATGGCTACTGGGAGGTTTCAAATAAAGGTAATGTTAAAATAGTAAACCTTAATACTAATAAAATAAAATACGCTTCTCAATCACTCAGTGGTGGTAACCCAGGTTTACGTTATATGTGTTTATCTACTAATACTTACAAGTACGTACACAGAGTTGTAGCTTTAGCGTTTATTCCAAATCCTCAGAATTTACCTTGTGTTAATCACATAAATGGAATTAAAACTGATAACCGAGTAGAAAATTTAGAATGGTGCACTTATGAACAAAATATGAAGCACTATTATGCCAGTAAAAAACGTAAAAAACAGTAAGAATGGAATATGTGGAAAAATCGCTGTTTGTCCCCATACATGTTTATGAAGATTGGTTAAGACCAATATTAGAGGACAAAACCTATATAAAAAACGAAGACTTTGAATTATTGATTTACAATCAAGATGATGAAGGAGTTAATTGTAGAGTTATAGGTCCAGCAGATAAAATAGAACATTTTACTAAATCATTGTTAGAACTTATAGAACACGCAAACATTTTAAATCAACTAAACTCATGAACTTTTTATTTATACTTATAGTAGCTGAAATAATTTTATTAGGTTTAATGACCTACGAACTAAATAAATCTCGTAACAAATGCTAAAAATATTTTTATTAACGTGGATATTTACCCACTTACCCATTATACAAAACACTATAGACACTTATTATTTAAGATGGTCTACAAATTGGAAGAAACCATGGGTAACTATTACTAACGCAATATACAGTGTGTTAGGATGTCATAAGTGTTTAACATTTTGGTCTGTATTAATATTAACTCAGAATCTATTTGCAGCATTATTAGGAGCATTAATGGCTTATATTATTATGTTGTTAGAAGAAATGTCTAGAAAATAAAATATGGAACAACAATTTAACCCAGACAACGTACTAGTAATAGGTGATCTTCATCTTCCATTTACTCATGTAGATTATTTAAAATTTTGTAAAGAACAACAACAAAAATTTAATTGTGGAACTGTTGTTTTTATTGGTGATTTAGCTGATTTTCACTATACATCATTTCACCCTATTGAACCATCAGCTTATGGTTGCAATACTGAATATGAAAAAATGTTAACTGAACTAAAAGCATGGCAACAAGCATTTCCAGTAGCAAAAATTACTTATGGTAACCATGATTTAATACCTTATAGAAAAGGATTTGCTGGTGGATTAAGTCCTAAAATGTTAAAGAGCTGGAATCAATTGTATGATGCTCCTAAAACATGGAAATTTGATGAAAAATTTGTTATAAATAATGTTATGTATTATCATGGTACTAACCATGCAATACCCAGAATGACCCAATCACGCATATCAGTTGTACAGGGTCATGTACACTCACAACAATATGTACACTGGAGCCAAAGTGAAATTAATAGATTATTTGCTATGCAAGTAGGTAGTGGAGTTAACAATACTACTTATGCTTTTAATTATGGCAAATCATTTGCTAAAAAACCTATTTTAGGCTGTGGTGTAGTACTAGATAAAGGAAAACTTCCAATTGTAATACCTTTTTACCCATGATTACTGAACAAGAAACCGAATTTATAGAAAGTGTTAGAAATGCTTATCCTATTGATAAAGCAACCACTAAACGATTAGAACACATTTATGTAAGAGAAACATTAGATTTAATATCCAATGGTTGTTTTTGTAGTGAAACAGCTCGAATGGACTTCAAGAATAAATTTTTTGCATGGTACAACAATCGATAAACAAACAACAATTAGATAGTTATTTCACTTCAGCATACACTGAAATAGAAAACTTTGGATTACATTCAATTAAATTAAATAAAAGAAATATTGATGTATCTACAGTTATGAATGAGTGTTATTTGTATTTGTTAGATAAAATAAACGATTTATACACTAGTAAAGATGTTGTAGCATTTAGCAAAACATGGATTAAAAATAATTTATTGTGGTATAACTCCCCATTATTGCGTCAAGAATTACCTAGATATGGACAATTAGAAATAATTGATAATTTAACGTATGATGTTGATGGTATAGGTGCAACAGTAGAAAGAATAAATGAAATAACAGAAAAATTCTTTTCCTCATTATCTTCTTATGATAAAGGTTTGTTTCAAATTTATTTTAAATTAGATTTACGTAAAGGTAAAGACATAGCTGAATATTTAAATGTTAGTTTAAGTGGTGCTTATTTAGTAAAAAACGAGTGTAAGGAATTAGAAAAACGTTATCGTGAATACTTACTTAAAAATCTTGTATTATGAATAAGAAAGAATTACAAAAAATAGAAAAAACACTTAAAAAAACTATTGAAGTTGATGGTGGTATACTAAATGATGATACTGATTTAACATATCAACAAAAAGTATTTGTAATTAAATATTGCCAGCATTACAATGGTACACAAGCTGCTCTCGAAGCAGGTTATGCTCAAAAAAGTGCTCATAATGCATCCAGTGATTTATTAAAAGTACCCGCAGTACAAAACGCTATTTTAAAGCGACAACAAGCACTACAAATAGCATCAGCTGTTACTCGTGAATATGTATTAAGTGAATTAGTAGATATTATTGAGGAAGTTAGAGCACAAGATAAGCCTAACAATTTAATAAAAATGAAAGCATTAGAAATGATTTCTAAAATTGCTGGGTTTAGTAGTCCTGACACACAATTTAATATTCAAAACAATATTGATTCTATTAAAATAGAGATAGTAAAAAAAGTAGGTGATGGAAATTAATATAAAAGCTACTCGTGTATTTGAAGACAATTGGAGCGCTATCAATAGTGATAAGCGCTTTATTGTTAATCAGGGTGGTAGCCGTTCTAGTAAAACGTATAGTATAGCTCAATGTTTAATATTACATTGCTTACAAAATCCTAAATCAATAATATCAATTATAAGAAAAACTTCACCGGCATTAATGGCTACTGCTGCACGTGATTTTTTTGATATAATGCGTGATCTTAATTTATACAACGATAATAGCTACAATCGCGGTGACCGCATTTATACATTTGATAACGGTTCTATAGTGGAATTTTTTAGCGCTGATGACCCACAAAAATTACGTGGTCGTAAAAGAGACATTGCTTGGATTAACGAAGCAAATGAATTGTTTTATGATGATTTTCAACAGATTAACTTACGTACATCTGACAAAATAATAATTGACTTTAATCCCAGTGAAATTGATTCATATTTATATGCTTTACCTCAGGATAAAACAGTAGTAATTCATAGCACATATAAGGATAACCCGTTTTTACCTCAAGCACTAATCGATGAAATAGAAAACTATAAAAACACAGATGAAGATTATTATACTGTGTTTGCTTTAGGTCAACGAGCTTATAGTAGAGAAAATGTTTATAAGCGTTGGGATTTAGCTAATACTAAACCTGAACATTTAACTAATTTTATTTATGGGATCGATTATGGCTATCAGCATCCTACAGCAATGGTTAAAATTTGGTACACACCTACAAATCGTGAGGTGTTTATAGAGGAATTAATTTATGAATCACATTTAACAAGCAACGATATAATTGCTAAAATGAGTGATTTAAATATAGATAAAAATGCAGTAATAGTAAGTGAAACTGCTAGACCTGAAATTATAGCTGATATTAGAGGCGCTGGA